TTACGCAGAAAAGATGGCAGCAGGTGAAATTGAATACCAAACGCTAATTAAAACTGATCAACAGCAATCGTGGAAAGACGAATTCGTTTTATTGCTAGTTTCGGCTCCCGTGTTGTTGTTAATTTGGTCAGTTTTCAGTGACGATCCTCAAATTAAAGAAAAAATTGATTTATTTTTTGAATATTTCAAAAATATGCCCATGTGGTTCCAAATTTTATTCATTTCCGTAGTCGGAGCTGTGTATGGTATTAAGGGAACCGAGATTATGAAGAAAAGATAACTTGATTTAAAATTTTTTTTCTGACATAACCCAATTAATGCCGCCTTTAGACATCGAAACTGTAAGAGAAATCAAAAGACTCATAGATAAAAAAATAAAACAGATAGGTGAACAAGTAATATACGGGAGTATAGACAATTATGAGAAATTACAGTATTCTAGGGGACAAATTAATTCACTTGATTCGCTAAAGGAGGATCTGAGTGAATTGCTCAGAGATGAAGATGACAAAAACTGATAAAAACATAGCTATTAAAGAAGATAACTTCGTTGTTCCAAAAACAAAAGAAGAAAAAGAGGAATATATTTCTTCATTACCAGATCCAACTGGATATCGTTTACTCATTCGTCCCTTTGCAGGTACACAAAAGACCAAAGGCGGAATTTTGTTAGCAGATACTACAATTGAAACTATTCAAGCAACAACAGTTGTCGGATTAGTAATCAAAATGGGTAATCTTTGCTATCGTGATAAGGAAAAATTTCCCCTTGGCCCGTGGTGCAAGAATGGACAATTCGTGATGTATGGTAGATATGCAGGATCTCGTTTTAAAAATAAATGGGGCGAACATAGAATTCTTAATGACGATGAAATAATTGGTGTCATCCAAAAACCAGAGGATATAGCAACATTATATTAAGGAGAAAAGATGATGGCTGAAGAACAGGTAAAACCAACAAAAAAAGATATCGAAATCGATACAGATGACGTGAAGCAAGAAGACTTAACCGTTGAGGTTAAAGAGTCTGCTAATAATGTAGAGAAAAAAGAATCACCAAAACTTGATTTTGGAGAAGTTGATTTAGGGTACACGGATCACGGAACTTCTGAAGAGGAAGATAAAAAAGATGACAAACCAGAAATCAAAGTCGAAGAAGATAAAGTTGAAGAAGTAAAAGAACAATTAAAAACTGAAGGAAAAGAAATAGAAGGTGAAGAAACTTCTGAAGAATTTTCTGAAAAAGATTTTAAAAGTCTTTACAAAAAATACAAACAACAAAATAGAAGAATAGATAAATTAACTTTTAAATCTAAAGAAGCTGAAAGACAAAAAGCTGCTGCTGAAGAATTAGCAACAGGAATGAAAAAGAAATTAGAAACAATAGAGAAAAGATACAATGTTGAGTCTGATAATTATCTAAAAGAGTTTGAAGCTAGAGTAGATGCTCAGAGAGAACAAGTTAAAAATAATCTTAAACTTGCTATTGAAGCTAATGATACAGATAAAATTATGGAAGCTAATGATCAGCTTACACAATTAGCTGTACAAAAAGAAAAAGCAAAAATTAGAACTGAGGAGAGAAAGGCTGCTATTGAAGCTGCTGAGGCAAAGAAGAAAGAGGATGAAGAAAAAGCTAAAAATCAACCTCAACAACAAGAACCTCCTACTCCATCTGAAAAAGCTATGACTTTTAAAGAAAAACATAGCAAATGGTTTGGTTATGATAAAGATCCTGCACTGACGGCTTATGCAGTAGCCTTAGACGGACAAATTCGTCAAGAGGGTATTGAAGTCGACACAGATGAGTATTATAATGAAATCGAAAAGAGGTTAGACCCTATTTTGGCAGCAAAAGGTTTGAAAGAACCTGCTGAAGCTGTCGAAGCTAAGCAGAAAGCAAAACCTGTCCAGACTGTTGCTTCTGCTGGAAGAAAAGAAGTCGGACGCAAAACTGTGACACTCACCAAATCACAGGTAGCAATAGCTAAACGATTAGGTGTGCCACTTGAAGAGTACGTTAAATATGTGAAGGAGGCTCAATGAACGATACTATAAAAAGAACTTCACGCAACGCTGAGTCTAGGGACGTGAATGAACGAAAAAAGACTTGGACGTTACCGTCTAGTTTGGATGCACCCAAAGCACCCAACGGATATGAGCACAGATGGATAAGAACCAATGTGCAAGGTTTTGAAGACACATCTAATGTGACTAAGAAACTTAGAGAAGGTTGGGAATTTGTTAAAGCGGAAGAATTGAAAAATGATCCCGATATAAACAAATATCCGATTTTATCCGAAGGGAAATATACTGGTTGCATAGGAATTGGAGGCCTTGTGTTGGCAAGGATACCGACAGAGATCTTAAGACAGCGACAAGAGTATTTTGCAAGACTTACTCAAGATCAAATTAAAGGTGTCGACAACGATCTATTGAAGGAGCAACATCCTAGTATGCCGATCAATATTGATAGGCAGAAAAGAGTTACCTTTGGTGGTGGACGCAAAAACTAATCTTTTTGTTATTCCTACTAAGGGTTGGCTAAATATAAACAAAGTAAATAAAGGAGTAATATAACTATGGCAAACGTAGCAGAAAAGTTTGGTCTAAGACCATACAGAAAACTGGACGGAACCCCATTGGTTGGTGCTCAGAACAGATACACAATTGCAAGTAACTATGGAACTGCGATTTTCCAAGGTGACCTGGTTATTCCAGTAACCGCAGGTAATATCGAAAGACATACTGCGAACAATTCAACATCTGTTGTGGGTGTATTCAACGGTTGTTTTTACACTGACCCTACTACTCAAAAGCCGACTTTTAGCAATTTCTATCCTGGAAGCATTGTGGCTTCAGACATTACAGCGTTTGTAGTGGATGATCCAGATGCGGTTTTCTTGATGGATGCTGATGCGACTTTTGCAAGAGCGGACATTTTTAGAAACTATTCCGTAACTAACACAACGGGTTCTACAAAAACTGGAATATCAGAAGTACAACTTGATGTTTCTGTTAGTGGAACTAACGCATCATTTGTTATACAGGCGATTGATATATCTCAAGATCCTAATAACAGTGACGTTGGTAACGCTAATGCTAATATTCTAGTTAGAATCAACAAACACTTTTACCGTGATGGTACAGGTATTTAATAAGGAGAAATAGACTATGGCTATATCAAGACAACAGCTAACTAAAGAGTTAGAGCCAGGTTTGAATGCCTTATTCGGCCTGGAGTACAGTAGATATGATAACCAACATGCGGAAATCTATACTACTGAAGCATCTGACAGAGCTTTTGAAGAAGAAGTAATGTTAAGCGGTTTCGCTGGTGCACCAACTAAACAAGAAGGTGCTTCGGTCGTGTTCGATCAAGCTAATGAAGCTTTCACAGCTAGATACACACACGAAACTATTGCTTTAGCATTTGCTATAACTGAAGAAGCAATTGAAGATAACCTATATGACAGACTTGCTCAAAGATACACAAGAGCTTTAGCAAGATCTATGTCTAACACGAAGCAAGTAAAAGCTGCACAAGTGCTTAACCAAGCACAATTCACTGCTGTAACAGGTGGTGACGGAGTGCCTTTAATTGCGAGTAACCACCCATTATCAAATGGTGGTACATTCTCGAATGTATTGGCAACTGCGGCTGACCTAAACGAAACTTCATTAGAGCAATCTCTAATCGACATTCAAGGTTTCGTAGATGAAAGAGGATTAAAAATCGCTCTTAATGGTAGAAAAATGATAATTCCAAAAGAATTACAATTTACTGCTGAAAGATTGATGAAATCTCCTCAAAGAGTAGGTACTGCTGACAATGACATCAACGCTATCAACAACATGGGAATGGTTCCAGAAGGTTACAGAATTAATAACTTCTTAACTGACACAGACTCATTCTTTTTGATGACAGATGTTCCTAATGGTTTTAAACACTTCGAAAGAAGCCCAATTAAAACTGCTTTAGAAGGGGACTTCGATACTGGTAACGTTAGATTTAAAGCTAGAGAAAGATACTCATTTGGGTTCTCAGATCCAAGATGTGTCTTTGGTAACGGAAATCTACCAACTAGTTAATAGTTAGACGCACAGATTAAGGGCGGTGCATTAATTTGCACTGCCCTTTTTTTTATGGTAATCAAAGCCATGGAAATAACTCTCCACATAGAGAAACCAATAGAAGACAAATCTTTTTTCATAACAGGTAAATTAAATTTTGATTTCAACTATTTTATAGAAAAAATAGAAGAAGGAATAAAACAAGAAGATAACAATAATTATAAAACTAATATTATTGGATCAATGACCAATTATAAATTCTTTTTAAACGATCCATATTTTCAAAAAATATCTATGAACTTCATTAAATATTTTGATGAAAATTTAAATTTACCTGCGTATAAAATGGAAGATGCATGGGGATATAAAGTTGGAATATTTGAATACACGAAAAGCCACAATCATAGAGGATATTGTTGGTCGGGGGCCCTGTATCTAAATAGTCATACACAGACATTAGATTTTCCACAATTCAATAAAAAAATAAAACCAGAACCAGGTAGATTTGTATTATTCCCCTCTTGGATTAAACATGAGTGTTTAAGACAAATTGATGAAAAAAATCCTAAATATGGGTTGAGTTTCAACGCTCGTTTCGTATAGTATTGGCTTTAAGGTATTAAAGGAGTATAATAAAAATACCTAGATTTAATTGTCATGCAAACTGACTAGGCAGACGGTATAGAGATTGTATGACTTAACGCTATACAGGAGGATATTATGGCTACAACAACATTTTCTGGCCCAATTAAAGCTGGAGATAAAAAAGATGCACCTAATGCAAATTTAGGATTTGTATCAATGGCACAATCGGCAGCAGTAACAGAAGTAAATGCTTTTGGAACTACTTCTATTGTGATCCCTGCAAACTCACAAATAACTAACATTTATGTTTTAGTTACAACTGCGTTTGACAACGGAACTAACACTATTGATATCGGAACTTCAGCAGACACTGATTTATTCGTAGATGGTTTAACTGTATCATCTGTGGGTAACCACAGAGTAGGAGCAGCTCAAACAGGAACAGAAGCTAGTTGGCAAAACACTGGCTCATCTGACACTACTATTGTTTTCATTTCACCAGGTTCTGGTAATGGAGCAGGTATTTTAACTGTTGAGTACATACAGAATAACAATATATAAAAATAACTTGGTGCTCCTTCGGGAGCACCTAACAAAGGAGATTTTATGGCAGGTGGTGGAAGTTTTATGAGTGACCAATCGAGTGCTCATGCCACGTCAACAGCACAAATGGTTCCTACAACAAGAAGAGCAAGACTTACTTCTATACAAGGAAAAGGAAACAGTGCTAGTGGATCCGTTATTTTTAAAAGCGGAGGAGGAAGTGGCACAACGATTGCAACTTATCTTTTTGGAGAAGAAGGATTAGATATGTATCTTCCAGGTTCTGGAATTTTATTTGAGGAAGGAATACACGCAACGATCTCTGGGACTGGCGGAATAACAATAACATTTACATAGGATTAAAATGAAATCAGACGTAAAAGCTGTAAGAAAAACAACAACAGGCAGTGTATTTGGAGGAAGAACAAGATTAAGAGGTATTATCTTAGGATCAACATCTTCATCAAGTGCTGGACAAGTAACATTACAAGATGGTAATTCAGTTACTCAGTTTATTGTTGATGTTCCTGCGGGAGATACATTTGCTTATAATTTAGCTGAGGATGGTATTTTATTTGAAGGTGGAATGACAGTTTCTGCCATCGCAGATTGTACCGTTACACTAATTATAGATAAATGATTGATAATTATTACGCAGATATATTGGGTATGAAAAAAGGTGGGGCAACTCAACCAAAATATTCAATTAAAAAAGAAGTAAAAGATAGACTAAAAAAAGAAAATCCTAAAACAAATTTTTTAATGATTGGTCTTTCGCCTGTCACTCAATATAGAAAATTCAAACACAGACAAAATATTAAAAAAGAACGTGCTAGGGATGAAGCAAAAACTAAATATTCTAAGGGGGGTTATTCTGCAAAACGATATCCTCTAGTAGATAAGGAGGGCAAACCTAAACCTAAGCCTAAACCTCCAAAAAGAGAACCTTTTAGAGGATCAGAGGGTGAGCTCAGAAAAATGAAAAGAGGTGGCGATGTGATGCCATCTAGAAATAAAAAAAATTTCCGCCCAACAGAAAAAGGTGCGGGTATGACACAAGCTGGTGTAGCTGCATATAGAAGAGCTAATCCAGGATCTAAATTAAAAACTGCTGTTACGGGAAAAGTAAAACCTGGGTCAAAAGACGCAAAGCGTAGAAAGAGCTTTTGTGCTAGGAGTGCAGGACAAATGAAAAAATTTCCTAAAGCAGCCAAAGATCTT